AGGGAGATCAGAACACGGTCCATTCGAACGCGGCGGGCGAATGGGTCGCCAAGGTGCCGCGCTCGCGACCGATCACGGTGCGCTCGTCGTTGGTGAAGTCGTCGCCGTTCAAGCCGATCTCGACCTCGGCGTCTTCGCGCAGGTAGAAGGTCGCGCCCACACCGAACGCACCGACGAGACCGTGGTTTGCTTGGAGAGCGGCGGTGGATTCCAGCGGGATGCTGCGTAACACCATCGGCATCCCGGTCGCGGTGTCGCGCCACACGATGTAGTGGCCGTCGCTACCTTTGAGCTGGTTGATGCCCTTGTGGACGGGGATTGAGCAGAGGGAGGCGTCGGGCTCGTAGTGGCGCAGCTTGCAGGCGTAGATGGCGTCGGTGATGTGGTCGAGGTAGGTCGTCGCACCTGTGCGCGTCAGCTTCTCGACTGCCGAGTTCGAGAAGAACCCAGCCATGTTCCCGGTTCCGCCGGGGCCGTAGAGCATGTTGAGGTCGGAGTTCTTCGCGAGCTTGGACAAGAGGCGGCGGTTGATGAAGTCCTCGGACCCAGGCATGTCGCGGAGTTTTTCGAGGGTGATCTTCACCGACGCAAACAGCTTCACGATGTCGAAGGTCTTGTCCTCGATGACGTTGTACATGCGCGCGGCGGCTTTGCTTTCGGCGATCGGCACGAACGCGGGGCCGTAGACGTGATCGCCTGTGACCATCGCGATGGTGCTGGGGGTGGTGGTGACGATGGTCTTGGTGGCGGCGGTCACGCTCTGGATCGTCAACTCTTCAAACGCGCTGCCGTTGTTCAAGATGATTTTGTTGAACGGAGGCGTCGCGCTCCAACCGTCAACGTAATCGAGCACGAACGAGCTGGAGCCGATGGCTTTGTCGGCGGTGAGCTTACCAGCCAATTCGCGGTCGTATTTTTCGACGTCCGTTTTGATCGAGTCGGTCGCGGTCGTGGTCATGATCGGGATGTATTTGCGCAGGATGGGGAGATACTGCGCGATCTCGATGATGCCCTCGCGGTATTGAGGGGTCACGCCGTCGCCCACGCTGTCGCCGTCCCACGTCAGCGCGTCGGCTTTTTGGGACAGGTTGCGCGCACCGTAGCCGCGGGCGCTGCGGATTTCGCCGGGGGTCCAGATGTGCTTGACGTTGACGGTCAACTTGCCAGCACCTCCGGCCTCCCCAGCCTCCCTCCAGCGCTTGGCTTTCTCGGAGTTGAGGGCTTCGAGCGCGAGGCTGCGACCAGGGCGCGAACCGGGGCGGGAGGTGAAGCTGGCTTTGTCGCCTTTGGCTTGGCGGCTCTTTTCAATTTCGGCGACGGCGGCCTGCGTGTCCTTGATGGATTTCTCCATCGCATCGAGCATCGCCAGTTTCGGCGCAACCTCTTTATCCATGCGGGTGGAGAGGTTCGTGAGTTCGGTGCTGGGTTCGGCTCGCTTCAATTCTTTTTCGAACCGCTCGACAAGCCCTTTGAACTCTTTGGTGAGTTCGGCGCGGGTCTCGTCGATCTTGGCAAGGGCTTGGGTCATTTCTGCGGACATATTTAATTCACTCCGAGCGCAACGTCACGAGCGCGTGACAGTCAAGGGACAGGCGGGCGGCGGACACCTCGAAGTGGCGCGCCAGGTTTTTGAGGTCTTCGATGGATTGATTGGCGGCGGCGCGCGCAGCCTGCTCGATTTCAGCAGCTTTCTGGCTGCGGATTTCTTCGATCTTGGCGAACTCATTTGCGGGCCAAGCGACAACGCTGACCTCGTAAAGCTCGGCCTTTGTGATGATCCTGACCGGGTATCCCCATTTGGTCAGGGTGCTCGATTGCTCCCATCCGCGCGTGATGAAGCCGATGGAAAATGAGTCGAGCACTTGGTCTTGGATGAGAGTGAGCACCTCGTCGCCGCGCACGGTCTTGCTGATACGCGCGCGCATCCACAGTCCTTTGCTGTCCTCCTTTAAATCGATGGCCGGACCGATGGGGCTGCGGTGCTCCTCAAGTAATTTGACGCGGCGCTCTCCGGAGGTGTGCTTTTGGATGGACTCCAAAAAAGCACCGGCGCGCACGACGTCGCCGTAGCTGTCGTAGCGGGAGTCGCTCTCGAAGGTTGAGGCGTAGCCCGTGATCTCTCGCTTTTCGAGGTCCACGTCCTCCGCCTTGAAGTTGATAAACTTTCGCTCAAGCTCCACGGGGGCGCTCCTCATAAAGCACGACGCACCGGCACGATGGGTGGGCAGGCGGTAGGCGGTAAGCCCCATCGAAGGGGTCGGTCATGTTGGCTTCTTTTCCGTTCAGCTTTGCGCAGATCGCGCAGGTGTTTCCGCGTTGCGCGCGCCAGACCCGAACGAGCTTGCCCTCGAATGCGCCGCTGGCCTCGGCCCGCTCCATCGTCACTTGCGTCCCGCCATTGAAGGCGCTGGCGAGCTCGGTGCGGGCGATGCGTTCGGCGCGGATGGCTTGGCGGCGGTTCGCCATTTGGCCCAGGCGGTGGCGCTGGGTGTCGAGGTTTAGCCCCTTTGCTGCGAGCAGCTTCTGCGCTTCGAGCAGCGCGTTCACGTCCTGCTGTTTCAGCCCCAGGATGGGGGCAATTAAAGAGGCGAGGGTCTTTTGGTCGAGCGGGTTGGTGGTGGTTGCAGCGCGCACAAGGGCTGACACAGCGCGCTGCTGCACGTCGATCAAGCCTTTGAACAGGGTCTCGCCTCGGCGCTCGGCCCATTCGTTGATGACGTCGGCGGTGAGAAGTTCGCGGACGTTCGCGGGGGCGAGCTTTGAGCCTGCGACCATCGCCTGTTTCCAGCGGGGCTGGACCTTCTCGTTGATGTAGGCCGCGTATTGCGCCTCGATCCGCGCTGCTGTCTCAGCAGGGAGATCGCCGGTGAGGGCGATGGTGTTGATTTCGGTGGTCGTGATTTCTTTTGCGAACTGCGTCCATGTGGTGGTGGTCCACGAGCGCAACCCCGGCTCGGCTTTGCGCAGGTACCTTTTGAGCGCGGCCTCGGCTTCGGCGCCGATGAGCACTTTGCCAGCAGCGCGGACCTCGATGGGCTGGGGGATGGGGTAGAGGCGAAGCATGTTCATGCAACACCCCCATCGTCAGCCAACGAGCCGCCCGCCGTGAACTCCTCGATCGACACTTGGCCAGCGGCGGTGAGACCGACCTCCCAACCAGGGAAAGGCTTGATGTTGAGGCGGAAGGTCTCGGCCAGTTGCGACACCGGCACGCCAAACTCTCGCGCGATCTTCGCCACCGTCCACCGCTCCAAGAGCAGCGGTAGCAGGGCATCTACGGCCTCCAGATCCACGCCGATCCAGTAGTCGTCGCCGAACTCCGGGGCGAGCTCGATGTTGATCTGATCGACGATGCGGTTGACCAGCGGCAAAACGGTATGCGTCGCCAGCATCACGTTCGCGGTGGAGAGGTTCGCGTAGGTCTGCGCGGCCTGGTCGAAGATCACCGACGGCACGCCCATCACGGCGCAGATCCCGGCTTTGGTGGCGTTGCGGCCTGCGATCAAATCCATCTCGACGGCATTACGCGCGAGCGCAATCCAATCCACGTCGCCGCTGATGAGCATGGGGCGGCGGGCGTTTTTCATGCCCGCCCATTTCTTGCCGATGTGCGCCTCCAGCTCGTCGTGCTGGGGGTCGCTCATGTGGTCGCGAGCTTTAAAGATGCCTGCGGGGACGGCGTCGTTGGCGAGGCTGTGGCGCTGCCATGCAGCGGCGCGCGCGTCGGTGGCGATCTCGCCTTGCCCAGCCTCGACGGGCGCGAACGCTTCGCCGGGTTTGCCGGGGCGGATGTAGGCGACCGAGATCATGTCCTCGGGGGACACCTCGGCCTTGTTGCCGCGCTTTGGCTTGTAAGATTTGACGGGGCTGCGGCGGTCGTCCTTGTCCACGCTGGTCTTAAACTCGCCTGCGTGAAATGGGAACAGCTCGGTGGGGATGCCTTTGTTGTAGATCGCAGACTTCCCGTAGGCTCGCGTCCTGTACTTTTCGAGATAGGTGCGGCCCGTCAGCGTGAGGTGATAGGCGTTCGCCTCCATCCACCGCGCATACGTCCAGCCTTTTGCGGGGCAAGCGATGAGCTTCGCCAAGAGGTCATCGTCTTTGACGGGGGCGTAGCCGTTGGTGCCGCGACGGTAGACCTTGAGAGGGATGGTGGCGGCGAGGGTCGCGATCTCTTTGGCGCAGGCATAGACCCAGTGCGATGCGATGAGGCTGTCCGCAGGTTCAGCACCTGTCGAAAACGTAAACGTCCAAGCGGGGTCGTCGGGGACGTCGCCTGCGGACTTGCGCTCGAAAGGGGCGGGCAGGGCTTTGGGGCGGCTGCTGAACCAACGCGCAGGGTTGAGGTAGGCGGCGGCTTTATAGAGGGTGGCGCTGACGCTCATGCGACCCTCCCGAAGCCAGTGCCGCGAGGGGTTTGGAGGCAGGCGCGGATGGCTTGGCCTGCGGTATCTACGCGGTCCTTGTCTTTGCAGTTCGGGAAGTTGCTGACCTCGGCCAAGAACTCCAAGGCCCACGGCGCATCATGGGGCAGCAGGTAGCATCCCTCGGCGATCTTCGGGGCGGCGGCCTCGGCGCGGGCGACCTTGTCTCCCTGCGGAGACACGGCCTCTATCCCTGGCAACGAGGCCAGTTCTTGCAGGATGGCTGCACCGTGCGCGGCCTTCTCGACGAGGATGCGGGCGCCTGGATACTTGCGGGCCAGAGCCTCAAGCCGAGCGCGTTGGACGGGGTAGGGGGCGCGGAAGCGGTCTTCTTCGAGGAGGTAGAGGCGGCCTTTGTGCAGGCCATGCACAAGCAGATCGACCCAGCTCGCGTCGTCGGACTGTGAGCCGAAGGTGAGGTCGGCGCTGATGATGAAGCGCTCGAAACGCTCAGGCTTTTGCAGCCAGCCCAACGACTCTTGCTCGGGGGTCGGCGGCCCCTGCGTCCAGAAACGGAAGGTGTGTCGTGGCCAAGTGTGACTGCTGGGGGCGGTGGGGCGGCCAGTGTAGAGAGCCGCCCACCAGAACTCGCCGATGGTCTTGCGGATGTCTTCGAGAGCGCGTCGGTCGTAGCGGCGGGGCTGGAGGGACGCACCTTTGCGCCGCCTCAAGCGACCGTCGGGGAAGTACTCGTCCTCGCCCGCGATAGCCGCGTAGTTGATGACGACCCAGCCTTCATGCTTGGCGTGGGTGAGGAGGCGACCAACGAGGTCGTCCTCGTGCCACCGGGTCATGATCCCCAGGATGCCGCCACCGGGTTGGACGCGGGTGCGCGCAACGGCCTGATACCACGCCCACACGTCGTCGCGTCGCTGTTGGGAGAGGGCTTCGCGGGCGTTCTTGTGGGGGTCGTCGATGACGAGGATGTCAGCGCCGAAGCCAGTCAGAGCGCCGCCGACGCCGACGGCCTTCATGCCGCCGTTGTCGCGGGTTCTCCAGTCGGCTTTCGCGCGGGTGTCGGCGGCGAGCTGAACCCTGGGGAAGATGGCGCGATAGGCGAGGGACTGCGCAACCTCTCTGGCTGCTCGGGTCGCGTCTCGCGCCAGAGACAAGGTGTAGCTCGACACGATGGCGCGATGGGTGGGGTGCTGACCTAGGTGCCACGCAGGAAAACGCTCGCAGCAGTGGAGCGTTTTGCCTGTACGGGGAGGCAGGGAGATGAGGGTGCGGGGGGATTTACGGGCGGCGACCTGAGCAGAAAAGTGGCGGAG